CATACCACGCTGGTGTATCCCAACAAATTTATTGTACGGAGGACGGTGCACAATGATTAAGAATTGGATCGACCATAAAATCCGGCGTATCCATATCGAGATACGGGAGACCGCGATTGCTATCGGTGCGCCTGTGGCCTATAACTATGACCTGGCCTATGTGACCAGCGCCAAGGCGTCGGTACAGGCGGGGCTGGATGAGATGCGCCGTCTGCTCGCGCAAGGTGGTGGCGGTACAGGTGGTGGCGGCGGCTCGGCAGCTACCCAGGGCGTTTACGATACGCTGGCGGATCTGATTGCTTCGGCGGAGTTTCTTTCCCTCGGCGATGTGGTACGAACCAAGGGATACTACCATAAAAACGATGGTGGCGGAGCTAACTATGAACTCCGGTATCTGTATTCCCAGGAAGCGTACCCGTGGGTCATTGATCTGGGGGAGACGGATGAGGTGGAATACCAGCTTTCCTATAAGGCGGACGGTACTCCGATGCTGGATGAGCATGGAGAGTACGTGACACTGAAGGACGGCAGCGGGCGGCCCGTTCCGGCGACCAATCCCAACGGCACCGTGAAGCACAAGCACATGTACGCCTGCATCACGGATACCGTGGTGAACTACCGGCAGTTCGGTGCGAAGCTGGACGGGGAGACGGACGATGGGACGGCACTGGCCAACGCCCATTTATACCAGCGTAGCGTGTACACCATCGAGCCGGAAAGCGAGAGGAAACGCTACACGGTGAAAGTGGCCAACCATGAAGGCATTATCCGCAAGGATAACAACGAGCCGATCGTCTGCGCCGGGGATATCGACCTGTCCGGCAGCCGGCTTCTGGTACGGGATTGCAACGCCACGTGGTTCGGGTTTTATCTTTGGGGTGACAACGAGATAGACTACATGACCTATGAACCGGTGGCTTCAGCCTTGCAAACCTACAAAAAGGACAATTTCATCATCGGCACCATGGGAAACGAAGGGGATGTGAAACAGAACGCCCTTATCTTTCTGAAAGAGGATCCTTACGCTGTCCGGGATGACGGCGGCTACCTGTATTCCGAGCCGCGGTACGAGTTGCTGCTCCATACCACGGACGGACTGCTGGCACAGCCTTTCACGGAGGACTGGGACCGGGCCGGCGGGGAAGAAATCTCTGCCCCGTTCAGTGATTACAATACCCATCAGGTGACCACGGATACGCTGATTTCCCATTTTACCATAAGCTACACACGGCTTCCCGCGACGCACTACCACTTTAAGGGGTGTGAGGTGAAACTGAACACCAGCGCCAACAAATACTGTTCGGTGCTGTGGTGCAAGTGCCACAACGCCCATATCTCCGGGTTTACGTTCTATCCGGATTCGGCGCAGATGCACAATACCCAGTTCAAGAACACCATGATTTATATCTGGGGTTCCTATAACGTGGAAGTGACAGATATTGTCGGGTTCAATGCCGCCGGGAAGAAGCAGGGCGGGGCGAACGCCACGTCCGGCTATGTCATCCGCGCCACGAACTGCCTGGATCTGAAGCTGCAGGATATTTCTGTTCAGGGGTATTGGGGAGCCACGGCCATGAACTGCGTAAAGGATATCCATATCAAACGGGTGAGCATCAACCGCCTGGATATCCACAATTATTTCTATAACCTTTACATTGATGAATGCAACCTGTTTAACCATGCCATCCAGATCGGTGAGGGGCGTGGTATTGTACGGATTACCAATTCCAACTTCTATGTGAACCTGCTGCAGGCCGATTCCTGGCCGAACGCCCATCTGCTGGAGTTCAACCTGACCTACGGTCGCATCTTCGAGGGGAAGGTGTTCATTGAGAACTGCAATGCCTACCTGAAAGGACCGGACGGCAATGAGTTTGATGTCTGCAAGATTGAGTTTGCCCCGGAAGCGGTCAGTACATTACCGCACTACAAGTTCCCGGAAGTGACCATCCGGGACTGCCATTTCCACAGTTATGATGCCAATACCTATCTTGTGTATTTCATGATAGCCGGGACACGGAAATGCAGGACATCGACCAAAGCACCCTCCAACATCACAAACCACTGCCGGGATACGGGGAACGACAATACAGGAAACCTGTTCTGGCGATACATCGGGCGCGGCGTGGACTGGTTTGATAACGGCGATACATCCCGGCTGACGGTGGTGCCCGGCCAGATTGTCCGGACGTATGAAAAATTCCTGGATACGGAAGGCAAGACCACATTTTATAACTTCAAGTATTTCCAGGTCACCCAGGCCGGGGAACTTCCAGTACCAAGTGACGGGAACAAGCCGAGCAACACAACAGGCAATGCCTTTGCCTTGGGTACGGCTATGGTGAAATATGTGGATGATTCCCGGTGGCAGGCATCAAAAGCATACAGTGTGGGAGATTACTGTTTCACGGAATCTTCCGCCTGGCTGCCGGTGTTCTGTTATGAATGCATCACGGCGGGGACTTCCAATGGATGGAGGCCTACCCATAGCAGCGGGACGGTCATCGAAGGGGAGGATGTGTATCCCAAGAACCTGGACGCCTGCTATTGGGAATATGTCGGGCCGCTGAGTTCGTTTGTGGCAGCGGAGTTTTCCCCGAACATGAATGTCCAGAACAACACCTATATCTATGCCGACCACAAGATTTACAAGGTGATCAACAGCGGTAAGCTGAGAGAACGGCCTCCCATCGATACGGCATGGCGGGGAGCGTTCACCGAAGGGACCGCCCGCCTTTCCTTTATGGGAAAAGACTGGGCGCCGGTCACCTGGTGGGCGCGGGACTGCTATTGCGTTTCCATGGTGAACGGGGTGAAGACGGTCTATAAGCTGGTGAACCAGGACGGCACGACCTCCGGGCAGATTCCGGTATCCGGTAACGCCATGAGTGTGGACGGCGACATGATATGGGAATACACCACGGATACCGCCACGAAGCAGTGGGCGGCGCAGACACAGTTCTATGAGGGGGATGTGGTCTCTGCCAACGGTAACAATTACCGCTGCATCTTTGACGGGCGGCTGGAACTGCCTCACCAAATCACTTTGGAAAACATCTCTACCAACATGGATACGGGCGGGGATGTCTTTGCTTTCTGGGAACAGGGGACGGACGTGCCTACGAAAGTTGGCCCGAAAGGGAAATGGACGATACGGATCGATAATGTAGAGTTTTACCGGTTCCGGCAGTTCAGTTCCTATTTCTGCCATACGGGGAACCCTGCCCCTGAAATCGTGATCGGTGGTTCCGGCAGCGGTGGCAGCAGCGGAGGTTCTTCCGGTACGGATGCCAATGCGGTTCATGACGGTGATTCCGTAGTGATTGATGCAGGGGAGGTGTAAGCCATGCCGAAAAGTTTACCGGGCAGCGTGATGAAAGTGAAACGGGCCACAGCCGCCCGATGGACATCACAGAATCCAGTCTTGGCGGCAGGGGAAATCGGATACGAGACGGATACCAGAAAAATGAAGCTGGGTGACGGGACAAGTTCCTGGACCCAGCTTTCGTATTTGCAGGCGGATGGAGGCGGAGGTGGCGCGGCCGGACAGGCTGCCACCATCCGAATCGGTACGGTGACCACGCTGCGGTACAACCAAAACGCTACGGTGGTCAATTCCGGGACGTCTTCGGCAGCAGTCCTGGACTTCGGGATTCCCCGTGGCAAGAGCGTGTATGAGTATGCCGTGGAAGGCGGCTACGAAGGGACGGAGGCAGAGTTCGGCCAATTGATTGAAGACCTGCTGGCAATCCAGGACGGGAACGAGGTGGAATACTGATGGCAGATGTATATGTGGATGAAACGGCCCTGCAAGCGATTGGCAGCGCCATACGAAGTAAGAACGGTTCTGCCACCCGGTACAAACCGAGGGCCATGGCGGCAGCGATTTTGGCTATTCCCTCAACGGGTGGCACAGCTACCAACTACACCGTGACCATGCCCACCATGGAGCACCAGTCATTTACTGTATCGGTAGATGGCGTTGCCCGACCGGACGGGTATTCCTTCACGGCGGAGAAAGGGTCGGTCATATCGTTTACGAACCCCGTGGCCGATACCGGATACACGGCTGGGGAACTGACAGTCTCCGGCGGTTCCCGGTTGCAGGCAGCAAATTCCTACTGTCTGACCTCTAATATGACCTTTGCCCTGACAGCGGCGCAGGAAAAAGTGGTCGTTAGCGGGTTTGACCTTTCGGCATTGCGGAGCGGAGAAGTGCTGACCGTGCCGGATATGGTTTTCACCCTGAACAATGCCGGTGCCTCCGACTGGAATTCCAAGGTGGCCTCCACGGCCATCAACTCAGCTATCGGAGTGGGCAACGATGTGTATATCGAATATGCGGTATGGATGCCGACGGGCAACGCCTGTTCCTGGGGACCGGAATTCATCATCTATACAAATTCCAGCAGCAGTACCCGGTTCAGTGCCTCGGCGGGCACCATGCATAAGCAGGAACTCGAAAACGGCAACCTGTATACGGCGGTGGTGAAATACAACGTGAACGCAGCCGCCAGCGAGTTCCCGTTCTATAAACAGTATGGGGCGAACAGCGGCAGCGGTGAAGTGAAGGTCCGGCTACGGGTGTCCAACCTTACGGCAGCCATGACGCCGGATGTTGTGTCTACACACTTGTATCCGTGGAATTAAGCAAAGGAGGAAGAAACTATGGACAAGGAAATCGTCCACAATGTTTTGGAAAAAATGGGAGAAACTTTTAACATCAAAGTGGTCGCCGGGGCGGTGCTGGGTCTGGTGACGAACAAGTACTCCATCCTGATGGTGGGCTTTGGGGTACTGCTGTACATTGATATTCTTACAAAATGGATCGCCATCAGTTATGCGTACCTGGTGGAGCAGGGGCATGAGAACCCTGCTTTTTTTGACGCCTTCAAAGGCATCAACAGTGCCCGGAAAGCGCGGAAGATAAACAGCTATGAGATGCGCAAGCGTAGCGTCAGCAAGCTGTTCGTCTATATCATCTGTTTCCTGATGGCGGCCATCTTCGATCTGATGAGCAGTGCGTCCGGAGCCAATTCGCAAATCGTGCAAATCGTTTGTGGGTATCTGGCCATGAACGAAATCCTGTCTATCATCGAGAACCTGGGCGACGCCGGCGTACAGAGCATGGGCCGCCTGTATGAGTTGCTGAAACGGAGGGGAAAATAATGTTGAGAAAGGGAATTGATGTTTCTGAAAACAACGGTCGTGTCGACTGGAAGGAGGTACGGGCCAATGGCATCGAGTTTGCCATCATCCGCCTGGGTTATGGCCGGGGGCATCTGGATAGCCTGTTCTATGAGAACATCAATGGGGCGCTGGATGCCGGGCTGAAGGTGGGTGTCTACTATTACAGCTACGCCCTGACGAAAGCTGACGCCAGGGCCGAGGCAGAATTTGTGACGTATATCCTGGAAACCAGCGGCCTGACTCCCGCCAAACTGGAGATGGGAGTCTGGTTCGATATGGAAGATGCTGATGGATTCAAAGAACGGCATGGGGTTACAAGTCCCCTGATCATCACCGGGATGTGCAACGAATTCATAGCCGAGTGCAACAGGCATGGGTTCAATTGTGGCCTCTATGCCAGCCTGGATTGGTTGGAGAACCGCATCTTTGTGAACGTGCTGCCGGATTATGCTCCTATCTGGTGCGCCGAGTGGGGGCCGGCCTGTGACTGGCCGGATGCCGCCATGTGGCAGTTTACAGACAGGCTGAAGGTTGGCCAGAAGTATTATGACGGAAACTATGTGTTCAGGTAACGGAGGCGGTGAAATGAATGGTCAGGAAATTAAGGGAATTATTTTGCATCTTATTGGTTGTTTGCTTATCGCTTACTCCGGCTATCTGCTCGGCACAGCAATTCTATCAGATCACGGAAACGGAGCTGGAGAGGTTAGACAGGAACTTCAGCGAACTGAGGAATATCAACGACAGGCAGAGCAGCGAGTCGGTGAGGCTGCAGGAACAGCTTCAGGAATCGCAGGCTCAATTGAATCTGGCAGAAAAGCAGTCACAGACGCTCAAGGAACAGCTCGGCTCCTTGAAGGTAACATTGGAAGGGCAGGAGCAATCATTACAGAATGCCAACAGATTACTGCAGGAGTACGAGCGCGAGGCCCGGTCAAAGCTCCGGCGCAGTAGGAACCAGCGCAATATTGCGTTTGTCATAGCAGCCGTTGCGATTTATTTTGCAGTAAGGAAATCATAATAAAATTCTTTATTCTACACGCCCGCAGGTTATCCTGCGGGTATTTTTTTTATAAAAAATATTGAGCACCCTCAACTTTTGCCCTGGTAAACGGCTATTAAGTGAGGGATATTGTTTTTGAAGCGGAAAAAGAGGGGTTGCACCTATCGTTATTGCCCCGCCAGCGGGTTTTAATCTGGTAGTCCGATACCAGGTACAAGGCCCCACAAGAATCCCTTAACGATAGTGTGGATTTATAGGCAAAAGGGGCATAAAGCTATGACAGGAAAACAAAAGAGCCAAATCATCAGGTTACGGGCTGACGGAAAAGGCTACAGGGCGATTGCCAGCAAATTGGGGATCTCCGTTAGCACGGTGAAGTCATTCTGTATCAGGAACAACATCAATGCTGAAACAGCAAAACATTATACGAAAACGCTGGTTGCCGAAACGACCTTTTGTGAGAACTGCGGGAAAGAATTTCAGCAACCGGTTAAGAGGAAGAAAAAGCGGTTCTGCAGCGATGAGTGCAGGTCCAAGTGGTGGAACAGCCATCTTAGCCTTGTAAAGAGAAAGGCAAACTACACATTTACCTGCCAGCATTGCGGTAAGGAGTTTCACATTTACGGAGACCGGCGAAGGAAGTACTGCAGCCACGGGTGTTACATTGCTGACCGGTTTGGCGGTAAACAGCATCCGGCTTGCCCGGAAGACGTTCAAAATTGATGCGGTTTTCGTCAAATATATAGTTGACTTTATCTCGGTTCAGAGTGATGTATAGTCACT